CAAACCCACAAGGCCAAACAGCCACTTACAACACAAACAGAAATTTATAGGAAAAATCAATGAAAAAATTATTTGCTGTTCTATTACTAGTACCTGCTTTGGCATTTGCACAAAAAGCGCCACAAGGTGTCACATACGACGCACAAGTTGTCAGAGTCAATGACGGAGACACAGTTGTTATCGCAGCACCATTTTTACCAGCACCACTCAAGCCAGAACTAGCAGTCAGAGTGTTCGGCGTTGATACTCCAGAAAAAGGCCATAGAGCTCTATGCCCAAGTGAAGCACAGCGAGGTGAGGCAGCAACAGCATTTACCAAAAACGCTGTAGCCAAGAGTGTCAAGCGTCAAGTGATTCTATATGGTTGGGACAAGTTTGGTGGTCGTGTGCTTGGTGACATGATTCTAGATGGTCAAAGCTTACGTGCAATGTTGATTGCCAATGGATTCGCCAGAGAATACTATGGCGAAGCTAAACAGTCATGGTGCAACTGACAGGCCCAGACAATCCTGACAATGATCGCCCGGTTGTGCCCTACGGCGAACATTAATGAAATGGGTCTTTGTTTTAGTGGTGTTTGTGGTTGGTGATGGCGTTTGGCGCGAGTGGAACAGTTTTCCTACTCTTGGTGCATGTGAAGAAATTATATCAGTTATTAGATATCACAGAGAAGAAAAAATAAAGGCCTATTGCCTAGCAAGAGAAGTCGATGAATGATATTGAACAATTACGAGTACTAGCCGGTATTGGCAATCGTGCAGTCATGCAGGAATACAAGGGCTTTGCTGGCAGTAACATTTCTGTTACCGGAAATGAAAAAGGCGAACTCATGAAACAACATGATATTCGCCCCGGAACTGAAGCTTGGTTCAAACTTTGGTTCAGCAAGCCCTATCTCACAGGCGAGCGGCCAATCTAGGTCAATGAGATCTGTTTCACTTTCGTGGTTAAAATTTCCTCACAGTTATTTTTTTGATGTTGATAGAAAATTACTAGACGGCGACCTCACATTTGACCATCTCAATATTGATAAAGCCAACATAAACGTTTTTGATCTCTCACAAAATTTTGAGTCAACACAACACATGGCAGACCTTGTGGGTTTTCTTGAACAACATACTAAAAATTTTTTAATATTGGGACCAAATCCCCAATATACAAATAGTCATATTTTTTATTTTCCTATTTTTTATCTGCATGGTCTGTCGTGGCCACAAATATCTATATCTGGTAAAAGAAAGTACACTGCGAGTTGTTTGAACAGAAATCCGCACACACATCGAAAATATAATTATGTAAAATTGATAGAAAAAAATTACAAAAATTTTTTAATTACATTTCATAATTTGTCAGGCGCAGATGAAAGTTTAGATTATACTTTACCACCAGCAACAATAGAAACGTACAATAGAACTAAAGACCTATTAGAAACATCATGCGATAACGACTTGTCTATTTCGCATCCTGGGTTTACAGATTCTTATTGTAATTTAGTCACAGAAACAGTTATACACGAGGATATATTTTTGAGTGAAAAAATATGGAAGCCCATTGCAGCAGGGCAATTTTTTCTAGTAATTGGACCTTATAGAACAATGAATTATTTAAGAAGTATAGGTGTTGATGTATTTGATGATATCATTGATCATAAATACGATGAAGAAACAGATTGGATGAAAAGAATAGACCAAGTTCATAATAGTTTACAAAAACTACTTGCTATTGATCTAGATACACTCTGGAACAATACCTACGAACGCAGATTAAAAAACCAACAAAATTTTTTCCAAGGTAATTTTGGTGCACACTATGTGCATGTCATGCACACTATGTGCATGCAATTCATCAAGCTGCTGCCGCATCCCTGCCCAAATACTGATTCCATTTAGGATCCCGTACTCTAAACGGACTGTGTTTCCATGCCGCAGCTAGAGCCCAATAATCTGGACGATACGGTTTGCGAATTGGAGGCACATTGTGTTTGTCTGCTTTGGCCCAATTGCATGCTTTACAACTGGTTACACAATTGGTCCATTCGGTCCGACCGCCACGGCTTATAGGAACCACATGATCGATAGTTAGATCTTCAAAGTCAAAGGTATCTTCGCAATACTGACACTGATAGAGATCACGCAGGTACATGTTATAGCGGGTAAAATTGACTCGGCGTTTGAAGTTGAAATATTCCTTGGTAATGGCCACGCTGGGCACATTGAGAGCCAGTTTTTCGCTGTGAATAATCCAATCTGGATAAGTTTCGATCACTTGAATTCTACCTAATACCATTAATTTAATAGCATGTTGCCAATGAATAACGCTTAATGGCAGTACGCTAATTGGTGTGTAATCTTTGTTTAAAAGTAAAGTATGAGCCATAAGTAAAATTATGTTAAAGCCTAATGACAGTATTATAAAGAGTCCGTATCAAAAAGTCAATATGACTGAGGATCAGATCTTGGAATTTGCACGTTGTGCAGATCCAGATTCAGGCCCTGAGTATTTTATGAGCAACTATTTTTATATACAGCATCCTGTTAAAGGTAAAATGTTATACCAACCTTTTGAATATCAGCGGAAACTTATTGATACTTATCACGCTAATAGATTCAGTGTCAGCCTGATGCCCAGACAGACTGGTAAAACTACAAGTGCTGCTGGTTATCTGTTATGGTTTGCCATGTTTCGTCCGGATTCTACAATATTGATTGCAGCACACAAATATACCGGCGCACAAGAAATCATGCAGCGTGTGAGATATGCATATGAACTATGTCCAGACTGGATCAGAGCCGGTGTCACCAGCTACAACAAAGGCTCAATTGATTTTGAAAATGGATCCAGAATAGTCAGTCAAACAACCACTGAAACTACTGGTCGAGGTATGAGTATTACACTGCTTTACTGCGATGAGTTTGCGTTTGTTAGGCCCACTATTGCTAAAGAATTCTGGACTAGTATTTCGCCCACGCTCAGCACTGGCGGTAAAGCCATTATTACCAGCACTCCGAACTCAGATGAAGATCAATTTGCGTTTATATGGAAGCAGGCCAACAAAACTGTAGATGAATTTGGAAATCCACGACCTGACGGGCTAGGCGTAAATGGATTTAGAGGTTATCAGGCGTCATGGTGGGAACACCCGGATCGTGACGAAAAGTGGAAAGCCGAAGAAATTGGACGTATTGGCGAAGAGCGTTTCAGACGCGAACACGGCTGCGAATTTTTGATTTATGACGAAACCTTGATCAACAGCATAACGCTATCAGAATTGCAGGGCCGTGATCCTGTGGAACTGCAAGGACAGGTACGTTGGTTCCAACGACCTCAAAAAAATCGCACCTATGCAATTGGACTGGATCCCAGCCTGGGTACTGGAGGTGATTACGCAGCCATACAGGTGTTCGAACTTCCTACCATGATCCAGGTGGCCGAATGGCAACACAACAAAACTCCAATACAGAGACAAATCACAATACTGAAAGAAATTTGCGAATACATACATGAAACAGTAGGAACGCAAAACGACATTTATTACAGTGTAGAAAATAACACACTGGGCGAAGCTGCCCTGGTTGTGATAGCGGAATTTGGAGAAGAAAACATCAAGGGCACATTCCTTAGTCAGCCAATCAAAATGGGTCAGGCTAGGATGCACAGAAAAGGATTTACTACCACAAACAAAACAAAACTAGCAGTATGCGCCAAGTTGAAAAATCTCGTTGAAAATCGTAAAATGATCGTTTGCAGCAAAAACTTGATCAGCGAGCTCAAAACGTTTGTGGCCAGTGGAGCAGGATTTGCAGCCAAAATTGGCGAAACTGATGATCTGGTAAGTGCCACCCTGTTGGCACTTAGAATAATACAGTCATTACAAAGCTATGATGCAGATTTGGACCAAAAACTGCGTGATACCACAGATGATTATATTGCTCCTATGCCTTTTATAATGATTTAACCATAAATAATATATTATGCGTGAACTAGACAAAATATCAGCAGCACTATTTGACAAAATACGTAGCAGATTTGACAGCGTCAACATTGGCGACGACAAAGCTCAAAGAGTATCAGACCCAGAACAAGCAAGATTTTTTAATTTTGATTATGTCAGCAATGATGGCGAAAATTTTGGTAATGTTACTATCAGCCTGATTGACGAAAACAGCCTAAAGATCTACTACGGGTCAAATATAACAGACGGACTAGATGAACAACAAAGCCAAGAATGGTTCGCTTTTTTACGCGACTTAAAAAACTTTGCACGTAGAAACATGTTGACTTTTGACACCAGAGACATTAACCGTAGCAATCTTGATTTGAAAGACATCAGACAACAGGCTGGTGCAGACGCCACTTTTAACAAAGATGAATTGGCCATCAGCGAAGGTCGTTTGTATGGCATGGGCAACAACAAGCGTGTGAGCTTTGGAGATGTGGGCACACACAAAATTATTATCAAACACCGCGATCAAATTGATCCGGGCAAACGCGGTGATCGTGCAAGACAGATCGAGCATGTGTTCATTGAAACCCCAGTGGGCGAACGATTCCTATTAGATCATACTAACTTGCATGGTGCTAGAGCTACAGCCAATCATCTAAGACATGGCGGGCGCATGGGCGATGAAGGCAGCGAACTTATTAATGAAATGGTGCGAGAAATGGCCAGCATGCGACATTTTGTTCGCGCCATGCGTAACAGAACATTTGAGGATCAAGAAACCACTGGAATGGTTGAAGCTGCTATGCACAGATACAACGAAGTCAAAGATAATTTAAAAAAGTTTCAAGGACGGCACGGCCAAGAATTATTAATGAACATGGTTAATGATTCATACCATATGGACGAACAAGTTGATATAGACGAATTACGAGAAAGATTTGTTAAAAAAATCTACGACGATAGATTTAATGAAGCACTGCCATACGTGTATAAAGCATATCAAAACAGGAAACGAATGAACACCGCCGAAACAGCAGCATTTGAATCTTGGGCCACTGGCGTTACTGAGAACACATGGGATTCTGACTCAGACGATATAGGTGAAGATAATCTTGCTAGATTATTTCAAAAACCAATTGCAGCGGGCATGGATGGAGTAGATGGTATTGCTGCAATTGATAGTATTCCGGATCTTGACGCAGAAGATCTACAAGCATCTATTAAAAAACTATCACAAGTGCAAGGTCCAGACGCCGACATTAGAAATACCATTATTGGTTGGCTGATGTCCAATGGCGAACGTGCATTGGCACAAAGTTTGTTGTCCATATTACAGCAACAAAATGCAAACACACAACCTGCTCCACAACAGCCTACACCTGCACCACAACCGGTTGGTGCAACCACAATGGATACTCCGGTGGTGCAAGAGGAACTGAGTTTTCTTAAAAAGCTAGCCGGCTTACAATAGCATATGCCAATCGTAAAATTATATGGCGGGTTCGATCCTGCCTGGCGTGCTGGTCATCTCGAACGCGAAATTGTTGACAGTATATCAAATCAAATTGAGTTAGAACATCCAGACTGGAATTGTGTGGTAGCTGTGCCAAGTTGGCACGAGCCCAGTGTGCTAGTCGATGATATAATAAATTTAAAACCAGATTTAACTGTAGTATGCAGTTTATCTGATCCGCTTGGGCCAATAGAAAACATGCTTGCTGTTATTCCAGGACGAGTGATTAAATTTGGATATGTAGATCAAGGAATTAAATTTGATTTTTGGGCGTTGGCCTGTCTAAAATACTTTCGACATTACCAAAACGATCAAGTTGTTCCTGCTCAGCTAGAAAAACTATATCTCAATTATAACAGGAAACCACACAAACATAGAACAGAATTAGTAAGTCTATTGGAAGAAAACAATTTAATTGATTATGGTATAGTTACACTGGGCAACAGTCATTATACCATAAATGATAATATAGAAGATTATATAGATTACGGTGGCAATGATGTTGTGGGTGATGTTGGAATTCCAAATGACATTTATAGTTTAGGAAAATTGGATATTTGGAACAAATGTTTGATAAACATAGTAAGTGAAACACAATTTGAATCTAGCAGAAATACATTTGTAAGCGAAAAAATTTATAAGCCAATAATTGGATTAAGACCATTTGTAGTAAACGGCAGCCCAAGTATATATACATGGTTGAAAAATGCCGGATTTGATTGTTTTGATGATCTTTTTCCTGTGCAACAATTGGAACAAGAAATTGACAATGACTATGAATTTTCAAATCATCACCTGATTTGTGATTGTTTAAAAAATTACAAAAATCAGAATTTATTAGAAATTTATAACAAAATTAAACCTAGACTTTTGTATAATCAAAATCTTTTTTATGAATACGCAAGAAATCAAAGCATTACTGAACACTTTACCATTAACTGATAATTTTCTTTACACCAACGACAATTTTTGCATTGTAGATTTAGATTATCTAACCAATCGTGATTATCAAAATCAAGGTATAAATGAATTATTTTTTACTTTAGGTCAACACAGTAACAAAATTTTCGTGTTCTTATGCCGCGATGGAGTAAACTGCAATTTTACGGGTTTAAAACAGGTAATAGAAGCGTTGGTACAAAATTATAATTTAACCCAACAAAATTGTTTCATTTATGGCTACGAAAATCTAAACATTGCTAACACCACATATGTTGAATTTGATCTAATAGAAATGTGGTGCAGTCAAATTTACAAATATGTAGAGCCGTTACCTTTGTCATCAAATTGCTTTAGCAAAAAATTTGCTGCTTTATTTGGTAGGCATGATCTGTATAGGTTAAAATTTTTTAGGCACCTTTGTGATCATTACCAAAATGATAGTGTCTTGAGCTACAATTCTGTTTATGCACAGTGGAATCATAGATTTGTAGACAAGTATTTCTCAGATGACAAATTATGGTTCGCAGAAAATTGTCCTAAATTGCTTGATTTTGAAACCAGTAGAGGTTGGGTACCTTTCCAGGAAAGTCTCAAGTGTATAGGCGCTCATTACCAATCGTATTTTTTAGAACTCGTGTGCGAAACTGATGTGTATTCAAATAAATTTTTCACGGAAAAAACCTTAAAAAACTTTTATTTGGGGAAAACTTTTTTACTTTTTTCTGGCTATCAAAGTCTTGAGCGTTTGAAACAAAAAGGATTCAAAACATTTGGGCCCTATATTGATGAAAGCTACGATAATATCAAATGTCCATACAGCCGATACACCGCAATTATAAAAGAAATTGATAGATTGGCAACCTTGCCCTATACTGACTTAAATCAAATAGCGCAACAGTTACAGCCAGTTTTTGAGCACAATAGACAAAATTTTTTAAAAATTTGTTTGACTGACTAAATACACATGTTATACAATTGCACGGTGCAGTTGTATATCTAGGCACAAACATTATGGCATTTTATAAGGAGAAACATTATGGCCACATCACTAGCAGAAATTCGCGCTAAACTACAAGCGCAAGAAAACCGTTCATCGGGCGGTCAATCACAAGGCGACAACGCCATCTATGCACACTGGAACATTCCAGAAGGCTCAAGTGCAAAAATACGATTCCTACCAGACGCAAACACAAACAACTCATTCTTTTGGGTTGAGCGACTGATGATTCGCTTGCCGTTTGCAGGCATCAAAGGACAAGCAGATAGCAAGCCGGTTGTTGTACAAGTACCCTGTGTAGAAATGTATGGCGACGCATGTCCTATTCTAGCTGAGGTACGCACTTGGTTCAAAGACCCTGGGCTAGAAGAAATGGGTCGCAAGTATTGGAAGAAGAAGTCATACCTGTTCCAAGGTTTTGTAAGAGAGAATCCACTAGCGGACGATAAAACATCAGAGAATCCTATTCGTAGATTCGTTATTAGTCCCCAGATTTTTAATTTGATCAAGGCTGCACTAATGGACCCAGAACTAGAAAGCATGCCTACTGATTACACCGCTGGATTAGATTTTACTGTTACCAAAACCTCAAAAGGTGGATATGCAGACTATTCAACTAGTAAATGGAGTCGTAAAGAAACTGCACTGACTGCACAAGAACAAGCGGCCATTGACAGTTTTGGTCTTTACAATCTAACTGACTTTTTGCCCAAGCGTCCAGGTGAAGTCGAACTAAAGGTTCTCAAAGAAATGTTTGAAGCGTCGGTTGATGGTCAAGCATACGATCCAGATCGTTGGAGCCAATACTACAAGCCTAGCGGCTTCCAAGGTCGAGGTGGTGATGATGCAGCAGAATCCGCAACACCAGCACCAGTAACAAAAGCTGCACCTGCCCCAGTCCA